TCTAAGCCTCGGGGCAAGGGTCGTGCAAAGGTCAGTGATGTTGCAACAACTTCATCGCAGAAGTCTGACACTTCTTCTAAGAAGGTAAAAAAGCAGAAAGATCCTTCTGCTCCTCGAAAACTTTCGGGATATAACGTTTTCGTCAATCATACAATGAAGAATCATCCCGATTTCCTTCTTCCTGCAAAGCCGGTTAACGAGGGCGATGCTGCTGGTGTTCCATGCAAGGATCGCATGAAGTTATGCGGTAGTATGTGGAAGGGTCTTTCTGACGCCGATAGAACATCTTGGAATGAGAAGGCTCTTGCTAAGAATGTTGAGTCTGGTGCTACTTCGCTCACGCCTGCATCCGTCGATGCAGTGGCATCTAGCGCGAGCGCAGAAGTGCCATCTGCATAAATTTGCGCCATGACATATAATAATAATAATCAAAGTAGTAATATAAATAAAAATAATATTACTTTGATTATGAAAATGCATTACAAAATGCTTTCATACGAAAACGACATTGTTAATTTAATGTTAATTTTTTCAAATACTAAATCGGGAGTGCCTTTTAGTATATGTCCATCTTTTGGCATAGCAACTGTAAAATTGTTGCCATCCGTTTCTAATATAATAAAGGTATAACAACAATTATTGCCAGATGGCTCGATTTTGAATATATTGATTTTATCATCTACACTCAAATAATGCTTTGACGCGCTTGTTATTATTATAAGCGATTCCGTTTTTTTGATTTTAACAATTGGTATTCTGTTCAATATTATTTTTTTGTATTGATGATTTAAAAAAGCAAAGTCAAAATGATCTAATGTAGTTGGAACTGCAAACTGTTTATATGCATTTTCGGGGGTATAAATCATAAAACCGTTTACTATTTTTTTTAGTATAAGTTTTCCAAAAATGCCGTTTTCATGATTTCCTTTTATACCCGCAATACTTAAATAAATGTAAGGTTCGTGTTCAAGGTTATAACACTGATTTATTGTTATACTATTTAACTCTAACTTAATAACGTTATACTTTGGTGTTGGTTTGTTTATGTTTATTGAATAAACATAATCTTTGCAATCAAATAAGTCATTGCGGAAATCTATATTCATAATATTTTTACATATTTCATTATTGCAAATAGAATCATTGGAATCATTAAAATCATTAATAGTGCCATAAGATCCCGCATTTTCATTAATATTGTTCATAATTTGCTGTGTAGTTTCTAATGAAACAGAAACCGCATTGTTGGCGTTATTTCCTAATTCTGTAATTATGCTTTGGTATAATTGCAACTGTGTTTGTTTTAATATTTCTCGTTTGGGTGCGTCCATCTTCAGAAACATCGCTATTATAGAAGGATGGATCTTTTGAATGAATTGCGTTTGAGTTTGAGTTTGAGGTTGAGGTTGAGTTTGAATTTGAATTTGCGAATTGTCGCTACCAGGTATTTTGTTAATAACCTCTGCCGTTCTAAATCCAATAGATTTATCATAAGAACTGCGCTCCAGTTGCACCTCTTGTAATCTTTTTTCATAATCACTTCGTTTGTTGTCCGCCGGTGGCGCCTCAAAGAAAGTGCGATTATTAGATGCATAATTTTGTTCTGAAATTAACGACATATAACATATATTAATCATGCATTTCTAATTAAATAATTAATTAGAAACATTTATTATATGCTTCCTGAAAAAATAGTTAAAATTGCTGGGATATTCATCGCAACATATATTATAGCAACTTTTATACTAAAAAAGTCAGATAATTGCAAGATTTATTCTTTGGTAGGCGCCGGTGTTTTGACTTATTATTATAGTTGGTTTTATCTTTCATCTGAAGACAAATTTATAACAGAAATGCAAAGTTATTTAGATTATTATAAAGACAAGAAGTATAAAAATTATTATTATTTGCATAAAAACGCGACAATGTTGTCGTTTTTATACTCTATAAAATCAGATAGTCCTATTTATACAAATATGGTAAACAAGGTTATAAAATTAGAAAAAAGCACAGATAATAACCAAGAATTAATCAAAGAGATATTAAATCACGGTATCGCGTTAAATTTATCTAAACAAAAGATGAATACCTTTGAACGTTTGATGGCCAAATATTATGGGATAACCCAGAATCCCGAACCTTCTAATTTAAGGGAATCTAATATGTTTTATTATTAGTATAACTGCAATTTTAAATCATTAATATTTAATTCGGCCGGGGTCGAATACTTTAATGACTCAAAGGCAATGTTTTTATAAAAAGGCGAGGTTTTAATTTTTAGGTTATAAATAATAAATTGCAAATACCTATTTACCATGAAATTTTTATTAGGGTTGTTTTTTACTGCGTTGTTTGTTATTAGAATATATTTTGTGCTTATAGTATGCAAAAATATGTCATTGACATTAGAAATAAATATTTTAGGGTATAACTCAAACAGGCGTTTATTTAACATATTGCTTTTTTGGTATTGCAAATTATTATGATAAAAAAAGTATTCGTCGTCGGTATACATATAAGGATTTCCATTATTTAATTCAGGTATACCTATAAAATGCAATGGATACTTATATGTAAGCGTTTGAATAATCTTTGATGGATGGGTATCAATAATGTAATAAATGTCGGCCAATGTATTTATGCCGGTTATAATGGTATAATTCTTTATATCCAAGAAGTTTAATAGGTTTATACAACTTTTATGATGATACGAATTTAAGTTTAATACATTAATTTTGTAAATAATGTTTTCATGTTTTTTCATATCGGTTAATTTATATAAAGTCGAATTATTATCCGCTAAAATATTGATCTCTGCTTTGCCTAAGGACGCCATAAACAATATATCGGAGTTATCAAAGGGCACCGATTCTGCAAGAATTATTGCTATGTCAATATCATTTGATCTAATTTTTGTAATAAGGGCGCTGTCATCTTCTTCATATCTAATTTCATCGATATCATTCCTTTTAATGAATTGCAAAAAATCATCAGAAAAAGTGTTTTTAATTGCACCAAAGACGAATGTCGATGGCTTATCTTGGGCATAAAACTTTTTGGTAAATGGGTTTGAATATGGAACATAATTGACGTAGTGTTGTTTTACAAAGATGCACATTCCGAATAAAATAAATAATAATATAATTACGATTATTATATCATAAGTCATATGAAATATATAATACTAATATATTTATATTTTATAATATTAGTATACTCATATCTAAACTTCAATGATTTTTTGCTTGAATATTCTGAGGGAATTCCACTTATCGCTTTGCTACTTGTTTCTGGTGCTTCAATAAATTTGCATGCTATGAAAGATGTCATAACTGCGCCCGCAAATAAGTTATTAGTTTAATTGTTGTGCCATATAAAATGCACAATTTAGTATTCTTTGCAAGTTTATCGCTTGCATATTTTTCATGGATAAACTCGTTAAACCCTGGATGCTCAGGTGTCTGAAATTTTAGTTTAATTGTTCTTGTTATTGCACTCTCGTCTGGGGCAATATATGAAATAAGTATGCATGAGTATAATTCGTGAAATAACTCTTCGTCTTCTTTGGTATATTCGTATAATAAGTTAGTAATAGTCATAAGAACATGGCACGACAATAAATTTCCTAATGTATGATCTGCAAGGTAGCAATCAGAATTATAAATATCTATTTCTTGCAAATTAAATGCACAATCAGTAATTTTGACTACATCTGAATCAGAAGACAGCGCTTTTATGTATTCGGTAGAAAAGGTATTTATTTGATTAGAAAGATAAACAAGACTGTCAGTCCATGATTGCATTGTAGATTTTTTCCCTGCAAAAATAAGGGTCAAATAAATATTGTCGGGATTGTCATAAATATCGCGCCGATGATAATCTGGTCGCGCATCAAGGCCGAAGTTATAAGTAGCAGTTATTGGTTCAAATTCTGAACCTGCATAACCACAGTTATTTGTAGGTGTTGTCATTGCATAAATATAATCGCCTTGTTTTAGAGTAAATAGATGAACATTAAACTTAATAATGCTGTTTTTTTCTTCTGGGGTCAATTCAATTAATGTTCCGGCTGAAACAGTTAAATAAGTCAAATCCTTTGAATAAATAAGAAGTGGTTGCAAAACTTTATGTTCATATGGTTTTGAATAGTTTCCTTTTTCTGTTAAACAAATAAATAACCCATTTTTAAAAATATGTTCATTGTGTTCATCATAATATAATGGCATGCGGTTCAGGCGGTGCGACAATGCTTCTATGTTTAAATAGTTGCATGCCGAAACTGCAAATATTTTTTCTGTTTCTTCATATTGTAATTTAAACAGTTCGTTATACCTAACCTTATGTTCATTCGGCACTTCCTCTGGAATCGCCCAACAAAAACTCGCAAGTAAATTGGTGCGTCTCAGCGCATTTGCAAGAGAAGTATCAAACATATCATCGTCTGGCGCGTTTGTTATTTCAAGCGAATAAATGTTTTGGGATTTTGTAATAAGTTTAGGAATGCTCATTATATTATTATAATATAATATATTATTTTCAATTGACATTAATGCAAAGCGTTTCATTAATGCAAAGCGTTTCATTATGTTATTCTAAATAATGCTTTCTACATACAGAAACATATATGTCATTTCCAATTATTTTTTGTTCTATATCATCCGTTATTCTCTTTGTAAAATGCGCATGAGTGCCGTCTTTACAAATAGAACAAAATGCTTTCAACTTTTTAACTTTATTTGCATAAGGGATTAAATCCAAAATTTGGCCAAAAGGCTTGCGCAAATAGTCGCCATCAAGGCCCGAAATCAATATATTTTTATTATGTTCTTCACACCATTTGATTACATATTTTAATAAATCGGGGAAAAATTGCCCCTCATTTATAAGAACAACATTGCAATCTTTTTCAGCAATGACAATGTCGTCTATCTCTTTGAGTGTTAATGCGTTTATACATTTAACATTTAATAAATCATGTGAATAAACGCGTGCATGGTCGGGGTCAATGCCATATCTAACATCTTCTGCAAAATTAATGCAAATTGCATTCTTTGATATGCTATTCCATTTATACCATTCAGATATCAAATGAGTGGTTTTGCCCGAACGCATACATCCTAAGATTATATTAATTTCACCACACATTGTCATTATATTATATTAATAATATATAATCAATTACAAAAATAATGATACTTCATAATTCCGATCCCGGTCGTCTCTCTAAAATATCAAGAATACTTATTTCGTGAGTTATACTCATATTTATACTAAAATTAATCGGTTCATGATGTGTTTGCGGATAACCTGTTTTATACTTGCTAAACATAAACTCAAAACTGTTATACCTTTGTTCTGTTTTTATTGCCGACAATATTTGAGATTCCAATGTTCCAAAGCCCGATTGGTCATTAATGAAAGTAATTGCACCCATGTCTCCATTTATTATTATTGAATAATCAGCATCTTCGTATAATTGATTATAATAAATCTCTTTGTTATTTTCATTTGTGATTTTTAGACATATTAGTAAAACTTCATCAGGTTGATTTAGCGAATCTACATTAATAGAATTAATAGTAATTCCGGTTATTTTCTTAAGTGTTATTTTTTTACCCGGAGTTGCGACAACCGTGCTTGTCATATTATGCATCATGGTAAAAGGCTCGGGGCGGACATAACAAGAAAATAAGATAATGACTATCAAAGCGCATATTGTAATTAATAAATTATGATTGGCCATATATGTATAATTGAATAATTATTATGTAATAACAAAATTATATAATGCAATTTTCCCGTTATAACCGTGGTTTGCTTTTTATTCCCGAAATTGTTTTTCAGTGCCCGCATATTATGGTATTGAATCTCGAAGAAAATTACATTAGAGAGATAAATGATGAAATCGGATTGCTTACACGGTTAGAAGAGTTAATAATATATGATAATCTAATAAGCGAAATTCCGACGGCTTTATGTGAAACCAAACTAAAACGGTTAGACTTAAGTAATAATGTTATACGCACAATAAATCTTAATATGTTTAACATTATAACCTTATTATATCTTGATTTTAGTCATAATGAAATTAATGAATTACCGGAAGAGATTTCCAAGTTAATAAATTTAAAACTGTTAGACATTAGTTCAAATGATTTAATCAGTATTCCAAAGACTATTTGTGATTTACCTAATTTGCAATTTTTGGATATCAGTAATAACAATATTACAGAATTGCATAATATTGCAATGCTAAAACAATTAAAAGAGTTTTATTGTTTGTATAACAAATTAAACGATTTTCCTATTGAAATTATTGAATTATTACAGAACGATTATGAAAGGAAGGTTATAATTGGTTTAGATAAAACAAGTTATAACATTACTAATAATTTTTATTATGGCAAAACTATGACATTGCTGTTTGATGCCATATTAGATGATTTTGAATGTCCGTTTATTACTAATCTAATCATTTTAAAATCAGACAATAATATTTATGTTCCTGTTAAATTCGGGTTTCCATGCGCAATTTCTTATTACTGATTCTTAGTCTTAGTCTTAGTCTTAATCTAAGTAAACATCAAAGGGTTATCGGCATCGCGAAAAGTGTTAATAACCTGGCGAAGTTTTTCATTCTTTGTTATTATGCAACCTAATATAACCAAAATCTTAAAAAAGCGTATAATCTTATCTTTTTGATCACGGGTTGCCGTGTTTTTCCATATTTGTTTTAATTTATTAAAAATAGGTTGCAATGCGTTTTCTTCAAAGTTTGATTCTTCTAAAAAGAAATGGTCGTTTCCTGACAATATTTCATCGGCAAAATCTGTTATTTCCGCTGTAAAAATTTCTACTGTTTCGCGCGGGTTTGCTGAAAGCCCGAGTCTAATTTTTATAATTACTTTTTCGAGTATACTATCACCGCCCGATAGTTCTCTTATGTATTCCATAAGCATAGATATTTGTTCTTTAAATTTACTTATATCTGTTTGCATTATTAAATAGATATTTTAATGTTTTTAAATTAAAATTTATTTTGGCTATATATGGGCATATTTTGTTGATGTTGTTGTTGATGTTGTTGTGATTGTTGTGATGGTTGTGAATATTGAAATTGTTGTTGTTGGTTCATTCTGGGCATTAGTGGCATGTTTGGCATTCGTGGCATTGATGAAGCCGATTGATTCTGAATTGGCATTCGCGGCATTTCATTGCTTCTTTCATTAGGATTAAAAAACTGTCTTTGCGCAAGGCTATTATTTGGTTGCGCATAAGGCCCGACTTGAGGTGTAGATTCTTCGCGCCTCTGGCTTTGCAATCTATCTAATCTTTTTTGCATTTCGATAGCCGCGCGTTTTTTTTCAGTTCCGCCATTGCCGGCGCCGTCATCTGCGTCATAAGTGGTAATCTGAGACTGTTGCACTTCTTCTATATTCGAATAACTTTTTCCGACTTCTCCGCGCCCGGTGCTAAAACATAAGTTATACTCTTCATTGAAATGATCCATGCCGACAATTTCAGTCTGATCGATTGTTGAGCAATTATCGGCAATACCAGAAGATTCAACAGAGTATCCCTCAACGCCACCGTTTAACTCTTTTTCGGAATTGGTTTTTAACCAATTCAAAGCGGCATTACCTAATATGTAATTTTTGAAGCCTGATATACAAAGTATAGGCGTCAATCCTTTTTCAGATAATTCTGATATTTTCTTTGGCAATCTGTATGGTGGTGGGTTTCCGGGGGAGTATAAATCATGAACGCATAGCAATATGAATTGATTTTTAACAGTTTCATTCTTACTTATTTCTTGAAGACAAACTGAACTTAATTTGTCATGGGAATAGTTAGAATAAAAAATAATGTTTTTATTGTGCAACCCACTCATCAGACGTTTATAATAAATTAATATATTTTTATAATTACAAAATCAATTCATTAATAAAAATCGCAATTAAATCGCAATTCATTAATATAAATCGCAATTAAATCGCAATTCATTAATATAAAATATTATATTATAAATAATGAACAAATACGAAAGTGTCTTATTTAAATGTGCTTTGAAAACTCATGTAGTTAGCCATTGGTTTGCGCACAATAAGCAAAAGCGGGAATATGTAGAAACAAATATTAAACAGTGTTTATTGCCTATAATCCTGTTTACAGAAAAAGTGATTATACCGCCAAACAAATTAATGCAAGAATTAATTGAACATGCACACTCTTTTGAAGACATGTTGGCATTAATTGAGAAATATATTGGGGCTTTTATATCACCTGATTATAAAGGCCAAAAATTAACGAAGTCTACCGGAATAACAATAAAATTGCGGATAACACCGCGCATGTTATCCGATGTGCCAATCAAACAATTAATGTATGACAAATGGTTTTCTTCCAATACGCGCCGAGCACTTGAGGGTGCTGTGCAATATTATCGCCCTAAAGTAGTTGTAGAATTAGGGGTATATCTCGGTTGTTCAACTGTTTCATGTTTAAATGCGAGCAAAGGGCCAATTAGTTATTACGGCTTTGATTATTTTACTCATATATGCACTAATCCTGAAAATATATCTTTTTCGCCATTAGATCGGTTTTTCTTAGATTTTCCAAAGTTAGAAACTGCTGTTGCTAATGTTATTCCATTCTCTAAAAAACATAATATTAACTTTATCCTTTATGATGTCCTTAAATCATGCGAATACTTAAGCACGCGCGGAATTGTCCCTGATTTGCTATTTATCGATTCGATTAAAGACGAGCATAATTTAAATGAGATTATTCATAAATATTTATTGTTGAACCCTGACATAGTAATAGTAGGCGATGATATGATTTTTGAGTCTGTTAAAAAAGCGCTTAAGCGGTTTAACTATATCACTTTTGGCGATGAAGCATACCTAATACAGAAGGCAAAATTACATGCGGATAAATATCCACAACCAAAGATTCTTAAGTATAAATATCCGGTTTTTCATTTATCGAAACAAGAACAGATGCTTGTTCCGAAGAAAATGCATGGCTATTTATAAATAGAGGAAATCTCGTTATTTCATTTTCAAAAAATATTATATTATATTATAATGAAAAAATTTTGGGGCTATCATCTAATGGTAGATTGCGCAAATTGCGACAGGGAACAAATAGGAGATGCTGATAACATTAAAAAGTTCATGAAGGCTTTAATTAAATTATGCAAAATGAAAGCCCTCGGTGATTTGCATATAGAAAATTTGCAAACAGGAGACAAAAATTTATTTGGTTATTCCGCTGTGCAAATTATTCATACCAGTTCGATAACATGCCATTTTATGGATTTATCTGGTGATACTTATATAGATATTTTTTCATGCAAACCCTTTGATGTTGAACTTATTGGTCAATGTATAACCAAATATTTTAGACCGGAAAAAATGAACAAACATTTTATTATACGTGATGCGGGGTTATAACCAGGCTAGAATAAATATTCGCGCTTGTGTTCTTGATTGCCAAAATCGGCTTGAACTGGAAATAGGGTAGGGTCATATTTATATAATAAATATATAATAAGTGCTATTAATGCTGAAACGAGTATAAGTATTGCAATTATTCTACCAGAATAATCTTTTCCTACGCGATCATTTCCTATATAGCTGCTTATTGGGTGAGGTTGATATGGTTTAGATGATTGTTGTGATTGTTGTGATTGTCGTGATGATGATGATGATGTGCGTTTCATTATAATTATAATAAATATTTTAAAAAAATAACTATTAAAAAAATAACTATTAAAATACAACTCAATATTATATCTATTTAAAAACATAGTTATAATAGTAATAATTAAATGAAAGCCCCAAAATGGATGGCAACAAAATTAAATAATCAAAATAGTTCCATTGATATTATAAAATTTTGCTTATTTTTAATAATATGCGTGTTGTTCTGCATTATATTTAGTAATACTAATAATAATCGCGGGTTGCGGGGCTCTTTATAACCTAGCGCGAATCAAGTAGATATTCGCGCTTATGTTCTTGATTTTCAAAAAACTGGAAGTCTTTTTTTACAAACAAATAAATTATAATAATTATAACGAATAAAGCCATAGCAATAGCCACAAAACCTATTTTTTTATCAGACGTTTTTGGTGCACTTGCACTTCCGCGTATTTCCATTATTTTGTTATGTCTTTGTTGGGCTGTTAACCCTTGTAAATCTGCTGCGGTAACTTTTCTTCCCATATAATATAGAATAAATATAATTATTTAAAAATATTTATTGTAATATATTTATTGGAATAAATGCAAGATCAACGCGATGAAGATGTTGAACTAATGTTGCAATTAGACGACGATCGCGAATCGCTTTATGAACTAATCGCGAGTAATCCAAAGTATTATTTTGAACTAATATCTACTTATGACACGTTGCCATCGGGTCATCAAATTTATTTACCTGATTTGTTAAACTTAATGCAAACACGCACAAAAAAAACCAATGAATTAGTTGTTAAGTTTAAATTCCATGATAACGACAACTGGACAACAATTGGTTATGAGAT